GGCCCCGGCCGGCGACGCGCTGAAACTCGACGCGCAGACCATCCGCGACCTCAAGGCGGCCGGGTTGGCGCCCGAAGACCTGGCACTCGTGCTGGGCGACGCGACGCCGACGATTGACCGGCTGCGGATGATCGGCGTTGCCCGTGGGGCGCACGCCCTAGCAAAGGAGCGGGGGTACCTTATCGAACGGTCCAAGGTGAGGGAATGGCTCGGGTTCCTATCGGCGAAATTGCGCGAATGTGGGGAGACGTTGCGCAACGCCTACGGCGACGACGCGGCGCGGCTACTGAACGTCCCGCTCGACGCGTTCGAGAAGCGCGTGAGGGAAGGGACTCGCCGGGATGGTTAACGCCACCCTCCCTCAAATAACCGCCATCGAGTCCGAGGATATGATCGGGTTCGTAACTGAATCGCGCCCGCGAGAAATCCGCAACATGCGTGAGTGGGCCGAAGACGACGTACTGATTCCCGACGGCCCGCACAAAGGTATGCCGTTTTCGTGCAGGAACCAGCCCGTGCACGGGTTGATTCTCGACGCGCTCATTGACAAGCGGTTCCAGTACTACGCGCTGACCGGGCCAGTGCAGAGCGGCAAGACGACCATCGGGATGATTATCCCGCTCATGTACTACCAATGTGAGCTACGGTCCAACACCCTACTCGGCGCCCCCGACGACTACATCGCGGCGAACAAATGGAAAGTTGTACTCAAACCAGCGTACGAGTCCAGCGCGTACTCCGGGATACTTCCACAAAAAGGCCCAGGCTCCAAAGGCGGTAGTCAGCTCGACACGATTTACTTCGAAAACGGGACCCATATGAAACTCATGACGGCCGGCGGCGGCGACTCTGCGCGGTCGTCGTACACGTCGCCATTTGTGGTGGTGACCGAGGCTGACAAGATGGACGAAGCTGGCGAGGCGTCCCGCGAGTCTGACCCTGTGACGCAAATGTACGCGCGTTCAAACGCATACGACGACCGGGCAAAGTGCGGGATGGAGTGCACTGTATCTATTGAGGAAGGCCGTATCTGGCAGGAGATTACTAACGGCACGAACAGCCGGATCATGAAACTCTGCCCGCGCTGCGAGGCGTACGTACAACCAGGGCGTGAACACTTACTCGGATGGCAGGACGCCAAGAACGAAATCGAGGCAAAGGCAAACGCGTGCATCCACTGCCCCGATTGCGGCAACGCATGGACCGAACAGCAGCGCCGCTGGGCCGTCGAACACGCAGTGCTTATTCATGAGGGCGAGCCGGACACTGAAGGCGTTGAAACTATCTGGTACTACGACGACGAAAAGCGCGTCGTGCTCGCGACGGGGATACCGAAACAAACCCGCACGCTCGGGATTCGGTACGACTGCGTCGATAACCTGTTCGTGTCGATGGGCACCGTCGGCGCCAAGGAATGGAACTGGGCGCGGGCCATTAATGAAGACAACGCCGAGAAGGAGGCGTGTCAGTTTTACTGGGTTGTTCCATACAGCCCGGACATCGAGGCGAGCGTTCCGTTGACGTATCAGGAGGTTGAACGGGCAGCCGATCGCGGGTTGACTAAAGGGATAGTACCGGCCGATACGACGCACCTCTCGATCGGTATAGACATAGGAAAATGGAATTGCCACTGGTGGCTTCACGCCGGGCGCGCGAACGGAAGCGAGCACCTCGTCGACTACGGAGTGATCGACGTACCGACCGCGCACATGGAACAATCGATCGCGACGCTGTCCGCCCTGTCTGAATTCGCGGAAACCGTCGTCGATGTAGGATGGCCGCTACAAGGGAATACTGAACAGATGGTTTCCCCTGGTGTTCGTATCGTTGACTCTGGCTACATGACGGCCATCATCTACCAATTCATTCGCGAGCAAAACGCCCGCATCGGTCGCCGGGCGTGGTATCCGTACAAAGGATATTCCGCGCTGAAACGCGTTGGCTACGACTCTGTCTACTGGCAGCCCAAAGCGCCGACCAGGGGAAGCGGGCGGCCTATCAAATACGGCGACAATTACCACGTGCAATGGCACAACGAGCCAATGGCGCGCGTGTGGCTCGTGCACGTCGACTCTGACGCGTGGAAGACAGACCTTCAAAAGCGATTCGGCGTGGCGAAGGGAACACCTGGATCACTCACGCTATGGGGAAGTTCGCAACCGAACGAGCATAAATCGATCGCGCAATCGCTAATCAGTGAACGCGAAGACGTTGGATTTGTCCCAGGCAAAGGCAACGTAAAAAAGTGGGTGGTGGTCCACCGCAAGAAAAATCATTACCTCGACGCTGGAAGCATGTCGCGCGTAGGGCTGCATCTAGGCGGATTCCGCATTGCGCATCAAGGAACGCCGCCGCCGTCTACACCTAACAAACCGAAACAGAAATCAATCGACATACTGGGCGGGGATAATCCGTACCAATAGGAGGGTAACGCCATGGCGAAGAAAAAGACGATTCGATTGGGCGAGGCAGAGCAAGAAGAATTCACCCCGGACGCGCCCGTTGCCGCGCCCAAAAATGAACCTCAGCCGTTCATTCCGACAATTAGCGCTGGATTTTTGGTGGAAATTCCCGGATTGGCGACGATCGACCCGACAGCCCACAAAGGCAGCAATCGGATCGATACGCGCCTCTCACGGGCGGAAGCCGCTACGCTGAAGCGTTTGACGCAGTCCCTAAACATGCAAAACGTCGCGCTCGAAGACGGACGCCGTGTACATACAGCGCCCGACGCGCTGCGGTGGATCTTGCAAAACGTTTCACAGGCGGAAACCGCCTAGCATATTAGTATAGCTATACCGTGCCGGGAATCAGCTATTTAGTAATTCTATATACCGTGCTATTTATGCTTGTATGTCAAGCGCGACAGCACAAGCGAGCTTCGAGACTGCGATGGACGCCGCAGTCACGGCCATCGATGGCGGTGACTATGTAACCGCGCGCCAAAAGATAGTCGTTGCTCAGATTCATTTCCGAAAAATACCAACAGATACACAGAAGGGGGAATACCGCCTTCGGTGGACCGAAACTGATATGGCCGCGCTGCTGGCCCAAATCGGCAAACTCGAAGCCGCATCACTACCCGCAACATCAAGTGTCGTTCATTTTTCAATGAACGACTACATGGGGTAGCGGCATGGCCCGGCGCAATCTCACCGATACCGTTGTCAACGTGTTCGACTCCGTCCGTAACGACTACCGGATGGGCAAGGCGAACAAGTACAAGACGAGCATTCGCGGAATATCGCCGTTTGGAAGCGCTGCCGACTACCACTACCGCAACGAACACGAATTTCTGCGCACTATCGAGTACGCCCGCGACTACGACCGAAACAATATGGTGGTAGGCCAAGGTGTTTCGCGACTTATTCGCAACATCCTACAAGGCGGCATTCCAGTCAACCCGGACACTGGCTCCGACAAACTCGATTCGGTTTTGAAATCGCGCTGGGACGAATGGTCCAGCGACCCAGATCAGTGCCATTCCTCGCGCGAAGAAAACCTGAACAGCCTTACCGCGCTCGCCCTTCGTGGTGAAATTGTGGATGGCGACCATGTGTGGCTGTTGTCAGACGCTGGGCACATTCAGCCATTCGAGGCGCACCGCCTACGCACCCCGCGCAACACGTCAAAAAACGTGGTTCACGGCGTGCTACTGAACGACCTGCGCGAGCGTGTCGAATACTGGATTACGAAAGAAGACATCGACCCGAACACGATGCTTGACAAGGTATCGGACGTTACAGCGTACCCGACGCGCGACGAATTGGGCCGCCGTCGGATTCTCCATTTAATGGACCCCAAGCGCGTATCGCAGACGCGCGGGGTGTCGCGATTCGCACCGATAGACGCGGCAATCGCCATGCACGACGATCTGCAATTCGCGAAGATGGTACAACAAAAAATTGTTTCCGTCATCGCGTTCATCCGTACGCGCGATCTCATGTTTGAGAATGCTGGAGCGACTCCGTCGTATGGCCCATCCGGGACGGAGACGCTATCCGATGGCAGCATTCAAACACTCGAAGGGCTGTCGCCCGGTATTGAAGTGCGAGGGCTCCCAGGCGAGAAAATCGAAGGGTGGTCGCCAAACGTCCCAAACGAATCATTCTTCCAACACGCGATGATGATTCTGCAATTCGTGGCGATAAACCTCGGTCTACCCGTTCAGGTTTTTCTGCTCGACGCCACACAGACGAACTTTTCCGGGTGGCGCGGCGCGATGGACCAAGCGCGCGTCGGATTCATCGAGATACAGAACCGCGTCATCGACAAACTGTTACGTCCGACGTACACATGGAAGGTCGAGTCGTGGCTTGCCGAGGATGAAGGACTTCGCCGGATGGCGGGCTCCCGCAAGGCGATTCTCCCCACCGCTCACCATTGGCAGCCGCCGTGGTGGCCCTATATCCAACCAGAAGTAGACGCGAAGGCCGACGGCGTCATCGTTGAAAAGGGTCTCAATAGCCGCCGTAACGTGCTTTCGCGGCGCGGGCTCGACATCGACATCATCGACCGTCAGCAAATCGCCGACCAGCGCCGCCGTATTGAGATGGCGATAGAAGCCGCCGACGGCATCAAGCAGTCATTCCCTGACGCCGCCGTTACGTGGCGCGACCTTATCGCGACTGAAGTAGTCGCCGACCCAATGCAACCCGCCATGGAGCCCGATCCAAATGCGCCAGTGGTTTGAAATCACCAATAAATCCGACGCGATGGAGGTGCGGATATTCGACGTGATCGACCGGCAATGGTACGACGGCGACACCGCAGTTAGCCTTCAATCATTCGACGAACAATTCCGCGCGGCGCTCGCGACCAATCCGAAGGAAATTCGCGTGCGCATCAACTCTCCCGGTGGAAGCGTAGCCGAGGGTATCGGGATTTACAACACCATCGCCGCGCACCGCGACAAAGTCGTGACCGTGATCGAGGGCTACGCAATGTCTATCGCGTCCGTTATCGCGCTTGCAGGAAAACGCGTAGAGATGGCTTCTAATGGTGTCTTCATGATTCACAACCCGCAAACCATTGCCATCGGTGACGCCGCCGCCATAAGTAAGGCAGCTGAAAACCTCAACACCATCAAGCAAACCCTAGTCGACACATATACCGACAAAACCGGCATGTCTCCCGAAGACGTGTCGGCGGCCATGGACGATGAGACGTGGTACACGGCCGCACAGGCCAAGGCCGCCGGATTTATCGACGACATCATTGGAAAAATCAAAGACGTGCAAAACATCGACCGCGAGGCTTGGGCCTGTGCTGTCGGATTGAAACCACCGGCGAAATTGCCGGACGAACCAAAGGAGACAAAATCGATGGCAACTGTTGCCGAAATCAAAGCGGCATGTCCGGGCGCGTCGTCCGACTTCATCCTCGCCCAGGCCGAAAAAGACGCGACTATCGAAGACGCGATCAAGTCGCACCGAGCGGAATTGCAGAAGGACCTCGACACCGCGAATAAGGCCGCCGCAGACGCGAAGGCAGAAGCGGAAGTCGCCCGCGCGGCACAGGCTGCCGCCGAAGCGAAGAATGCGGCCACACCGCCCGTCACCGGTAAGCACACCACGCTGCCCGAGGGCGCGCCCAGTCGCGGCGAATCCGATCCCATCGCGGCATTCGAGAATCGCCGCAACGAACTCATCAAGTCCGGAATGACGCGCGCCCAGGCGACGACGAAAACTGTTGCCGAAGACCCCGAGCGACGCGCCGCCTACATCGAAGCCTACAACGAACAGCACGCGGAAGCCCGCCGATAACTTGGCAAGACGCCGAAAAGGAGACATGAATCATGGCAAACAACCCAGCGGAATACCGCGGCGACGTAACGATGACGTTTGCCGCCGCCACCGCGCAATACCTTCGCGTGAAGCCGAATTCGTCCACCGGCTACGCCGAAGTGGCTGGCACCACGGCGCGCGGCATTGGCTGCGCTAATCGTCAGATGCTCGCGGCTGGCGATGAAGGTTCGGTCCGTCCGTTTAACGACGGCGGTGTGTTCCTCATGGTCGCCAGCGAGGCGATTAGCGCGTTCGCGTCCGTGTACGCTGCCGCATCCGGCAAAGTCGCGTCGACGGGAACGGTCATCATTGGCACGGCCCGCACGGCGGCTACGGCGAACAACGACATCATCGCCGTGTACTGCGACCCTATCTCCACCGATATTTCCGGCGGTGTGGATCGCACCAGTCTCGTGCAAGACGATCTCGTTCCATACACAATCCCGTGGTCTGATTTCCGTGTTCACGACGCGCCTATGTCTGTGTTGCCCGCGACCCAGGCGAACGACGACCTTGGATTCATCCTCGGCACGCCGGGTACCGACTACCCAGTGCTAAAGGGCGTCGACGGTGGAGGCACGACGGAAACGCAACACGCGCGGTTTTACTTCGCGGTTCCCGCCGAATACGTGGCAGGCGAAACCATCACGCTGCGCGTAAACGCCAGCATGCAGGTCGATGGTGACGGTGCGCAGACCGTTGACGCCATCGTACACAACCTGTCGAACAGCGCGACCGCCGACATATGCGCGACGGCCGCTACGGCGATTACCAGCACCGCTGGCAACAAAGACTTCACACTCACGCCGACGAACGTCGAGCCTGGCGACTTGCTTACCGTGAAAATCACAACGACCGTCACTGACGTTGGCAACGCCGCCGCGAACATCAACTCCATCATCCACAGCGTAGCTCTGCTGTTGGATATCCAAGGATAACCAGGGCAGCGCCCTAAAGGAGAAAACCCATGCCGTCACCATCCGCATCTCTGGCGACGCTGCGCCCGGACCTGGCCGGTTCCCTTGAGGAATTCGATCTGGAAGCCAACGCGGCGGGATACGTCGGACTCAACGTCTTTCCGACCATGGAAGTCGGCGCTCAGTCCGGCACCTACGGAAAGATTCCCATCGAGGAACTCCTTGTTAGCCGCGAAACCCGCCGCGCCCCAGGCGCCGTTTACTCACGTGGCAACTGGAAGTTCACGACCGGCTCGTACGCGACCGAGGAGCACGGAACCGAGGAGGCGGTAGATAAACGCGAATCGCGTTTGTACGCCAACTACTTCGACGCCGAAATGGTTTCCGCGCGTCGCGCCCGGCACATCGTAGTGCAAGCCCACGAACTGCGCGTGGCCGCAATCTGCAACGACACGACCACGTATTCCGCGCAGACGACCACCGCGACGCACGAGTGGGACGACGACACGAACAGCGTGCCCATCGAGAACGTCGACGCCGCCGCCGAGGCCATGTACGACCGAACTGGTCTGTGGCCCAACCTGATGATCATGACGCGGAAAACGTTCCGGAACGTGCGCAGCTCCGATCAGTTGCTCAACCGGATCGAGCAAGTCGAGCGCACTTTGCCGGGCGACATCAACGTCGCGCATCTGCAAGCCGCGTTTGACATCCCGCGCATCATCATCGCTAACAGCGTGCAAAACTCGGCAAACCCTGGACAGTCCGCGTCTATCGCGTCCGTTTGGGACGACGAAATGGCGGTGCTGTTGCGGGTCCCGATGATGAACGACATTCGCGAGCCAGGATTTGGCCGCACGTTCCACTGGGGCGAGGACGGGTCGCGCATCGGCGGAACGGTCGAATCCTACTACCAGACCGAAACCCGCAGCGACGTGATCCGCGTCCGGATGGAGACCGACGAACGCGTCATCTATCCCGAGCTGATCCAAATCATCGACAACCTCGTCACCTAACCATACCCCCTCGACAGAAGCCGGGCGGGCTGAATCAGCCGTCAGCCCGCCCGGCGGAGTTGCGATAGTGGCATCCGCATTCGACACACGATTTCAAGACGCGTCCGGATTGATTGACGGAGAGATGGGCGAAACCATCACCGTAACCCAATTCGGCGGGTCCACGTTTACGGGCGTTACCGCCATCATCGACCGAAACCGGTTCGAGCCAATGCACTCGCCAGACGGTCGATTCGTCGCGTACCGCGCGCGCGTGTCTATTTCCGCGACCGAAATCACAAACCACTCAATGAGCGCGCCGCGCGAGGGCGATACATTCACATTCGACAGCAAGGCGTGGGCTGCCGAGTCTATCGAAGGCGGCGGCGGCGAGGCGTACTACGACATCAACGTGATACTGACCGACCCGCGCGACGTGGCAACGGGGAACATACGGCGGGCGATGGGATGACGACGCTAACCGGGACATTCGGCGGCACGCTGGAGACATTCCGAAACACGCTCGCGGCGAGCACCGTGTTCCAAACATGGTGCGGCGCGACCGGCGACAACGCCTCGGAGTTGACCGCCGACGCGCTGACACACACGCATCTGATTTCTGTGACGCAAGACGACTTCGTATTGCCAGCGGTGCTGCTATTTTTCGGCGAAGGCGCCGACCGTAAGGCCGTCTCGTACTCCAACAAAAACGATTTTCACCCGTGGCCGTCCGGCGAAGTCGTCATGCGCTTCGAGGAATCGTACGACTACGACGCGTGGTGTACCGACTCCGAAGCCGTAGCGACGGCGAAATTCCAAGGTATCGAGGCCATAGTAGACGACATTGTCGCCGTGTCCGGCGCGGACGGGAAAGCTTCGTTTGTTCGCGTTCGATCCATGACATCTGAACCGCAATTCACATTCCCAGAGCAAGGGCGCTCGTCGCTGTGTATATGGGAATGGGCATTCACGATCGGGTAGCGGCATGTTTTTGATCAACGTGGAAATAGACACGAGATTCGGCGAAGACCTCACGAAACGGGTACACGCCGCCATTATAAAGAAGGTCCATTACCGCCTCGGCGCGTACTGGTTGCACGAGATACGGCCCAGACACTTCACGAAACAGGCCCCGCAAATCTACGGCTACGCGCCGCGGCAGGGCGAGGGTCCACGATCGAAAGAAAAGAAATCATTCTTTGCGTCGTATCTCGGACGGAAACAGAAAACGAAGCGCCATCAGCGCCCGTTGGTTTTCTCTGGCACGTCTGAGCGGCTCAGCGCCCAGGGCGAGGTTCGGCCAACGTCTAAACGCGTGCGTGTTGTCATGAGGGTTCCTGCATTCAACTTCGTTCAGACCCGGCGAGGCTACACCATCAACATGCGCGAAGAACTGACGCGAGTAACGCAGTCCGAGCGAAACCAACTTGGGCGCGTTGCCGCCGACATCTACCAGGACGAATTAAACCGCCATCGGGAGACCGTGCGCGAGACAGTTTAACCAAGCGCCAAAACGCGGGCTAGTCGCCAAAACTCACACCCGCGTGAGGCTGAAACCCCCACGGGAGAATATCAATGGCCATTACGAAAGTAGCAACAAACGCGCAAGTGCTTGTTGACTCGACAGCGCTAGGCGGCATCACAGACGCATCCCTTGACCTCGGAGTAACGATAGGGAAGGAGATGACGGACGGCAATGTCAACGCGTATTTCGTGTCCGTCAACGCAGTCAAGCCGCGCGCGACGTTTTCAACGCTCAAAATCGCGGCCGCGCTCGACCTGCTCGCGTACCCCGTTACCAGTATCGCCGGGCTCACAGCCGGCCTTGCAATGTACGGTCGCGCATTCGTTGCAGGCGCTACGCGTGGCGGCGCCATCGCGCATAAAAAATATCTCATGGACACGGGGATCGTGTTTCCGACGCGGTTGACCGTGGACCACCAGGGCGAGGCAAAAATCGAGTATTCCGTCATCCCCGTTTCGTCCGACGGAACTACCGCGCCCGTCGTGCCTTCTGAATCCGCAAGCCTACCCACCGCCGACGCCGACGATGAACGGTTCACGCTTGGCGAGGTGACGCTCGGAAACGTGGCGTTCACCCATATCAAGTCTCTCGAAATCAACTTCGGAATTACCGAAAAAGTCGAGAGTGCGGACAGCGACATTTACGACACGTTCGCCGCGATTCAGGAATCCAACCCGATCATCACATTGCGCGGTATCGATTATGACTGGTTCAAAACGTCCGGCGCCGTCGCTATCACCGGCCTAGCTGGGACGCAGGCGAACACCAGCATCGTGCTGCGCAAGCGCGCGGCCAGCGGTACATTCGTGGCCGCAGCGACGGCTGAGCACATCCTATTCAACGCGGCTGGGCTCATCACCATCGGACAGGCGCACAGGTCTAGCAATAACCAGACGGCGGAAATCGATCTTCGGATGGAGTGCATCCACGACGGGACGAACGCGCCGCTCGTCATCGATACGACGCACGCGTACGGGGTGTAGGCATGGGCCCCATTCAATACTTCATCTCGGGCGCGCAGACATTGAACTCCGGCGAGCTTGCCGCCGTGGGCCTCGGATACCTCGGCGCCGATGGTGCGTTGAGCCCTCGCGGGTGCGGGAACGGCCCCGAAGGGTTGGCGGGCGTGACTGTCTGTGTGCAGCCCCACTCGCCCGGCTGGCCTAAGTACACCACAGACGGCTACGCGTGGCGCGAGATACCGGCGAAGGTGCTGGACGGCAACGGGCACACGGGCGACCGGCGTGTATTTCTCGGCGTGCCGGATGGCGGCGTATCGCCGGAATCGCTCGCGCGGCGGGAACAGTTGCCTGGGCATGTCGTCACGATGGCGGAGGGTGGGAGGTGGGTTGTGCCCATCGCGCGCCGCTTTATAGAAATCGACGAAACCATCGTGCCTGTTTCCGCCGTTCCGATGCTTGCCGACATCGACGACGAAGGAAATATCATCGCGACCGGGCGGCCATCGAAGAAATACCAGCGGCTATGGGACATTGCGGAGGGATATCTAAATTCCGCCGTGGAAAACGAGACAGACGGCGACGATCCATTTTCGTTCGTAAACATCACCGCGTTATCGGTCCGCGTGCTGGCAATGAATTACCGCATCTCAATTATGGAGGCGGCGACTCTTGGAATCATCGACTACCCAAGCGCGAGCGCAGTAATGGAAGCCGTTATCGACGGA